CCAATATATTTTACAACTAACGGATATAATTTTGGATTCTGAAGTTTACTTGCATACTGTCTAGCAAACTCTGGTTCGAAACCTGCATCAACAGCACACTCAGTTGCTGTCTTCCTGCCTTCGTTCGTCACTACTTCGTGGGCGAACTTCATCTGTCTCTCTGTTAGTTTCTTTGGTACTCCCATTGAATATCCTGTCCCATTCTTCTCTGTATTTATTATTTGTAGGTCTTGATCTGCCATCCCATTTTTCCTTTTTCATACTTGATATTTAATACAACTTATTCTATAAATCAACCCATGTTTACCGGAAAGTTATTAAAACAAATCGTAGATAAATTCACTGCTTCACCAGCTGCTCAAGAGGCGAGGGTTCAAGTTGTACTTCCTAACGGGGAATTTTATGACATCGATGGCGTAAAGCTTTTACAAAATAAATTAGTAGGTGTTAGAGAATCTCATAGGCTAGTGTTTACAATTACTCCTGAGAAATGGAAAATGGGTAAAGTCATTAAAAAGCTGTGAAACTAGAGTATTCAATTCCAGGAAGGCTTTGGTGGATTAAAAATTTCTTAAGTTATGATATGTACAAAGGCATACATAACGCCATTATCAAAGAAAGAGAACAGATAAACTTAAACACTGTAAAAGGTCAATGGAGTGATGGATTAATAAATAATCTTGTTCCTCCACTAAGAACTGAAGTAAGTAATTATAAACCTTTTGAACAACTTAAGATGTTGGTTAAACACAATGCTTTTTTTAAAATGGATGAATTAGAAAAGATGATAACAATAATTCATTACATGAAACAAGATGCTGGTATAAACTGGCATAGTGATGACGGTTGGAAGTATGGAGCAACCTATTATATAAACAATAGATGGAACAATCAGTTTGGTGGTGAGTTTATGTTTACCAATGAAGGAGGACATGGCTGGATACCTCCAGTAGGTAACAGTTTAGTAATCTTAAAATCTCCTCTAATCCATAAAGTTAATCCTGTCTTGAGTCCGATCATGCCTAGGATTTCTGTGCAAATATTTATGAAATAGTTTGACAAATTAAAACCCTGTAGTATTGAAAATGAGTATAACCCCTGAACGTAAATTATGGCATGAACTTAAAAAATATACTCCCAAAATATCGTGGACTAGGATTGAAAATACTGGCTCTTTCGGTACTCCCGATCTACTGGGCTATAATTCTCGTAGGCACTTTTTTACACTGGAACTAAAAGCTACAAAAACAAACAAGGTACGCTTCTCCCCACATCAATTTGCGTTTCATGTGAAACATCCTGACAATACATTTATTCTAGTTAAGGCCCTCTCCCTTAACCTTGTAAAACTTTATAAGGGGAAGGATATTATGGAGCTTGACGCTTGTGGCTTGAAGCTTGAGCCTTGCGCCACAGGGCTTGAGGCTTGTTACTTGCTGCTTGAGTCTTTGTAGCTTGAGGCTTGAGCCTCAGCTGCTTGTTGCTTGTCGCTTGAGTCTTCTTGCTTGAGGCCCGGACCAGGCGAACGCTGATTCCCAGCCGTCGCCGGTTCTTTGCTAATTGCCTGATCCGATTTATTACGTAGTTTTTCTGCAGACTTGCGTAATTCTGTATAATACTTTGGATGTTTAAATTCGTGTGTCATGTTAATGTTTTCCATAACTAACATTTTTTATTTCTTTATTCCAGCATTGTCGACAGTCCAGACACTGGCCGCCCTGAGTAGGCGCCGGACAGCTGGGGCTGCCATCGGTAACAACCGTTGATGAATGCGTCCAGGCGTTGCCTGGGTTGCCATCTACCTTAGCAGCGCTTAATCTTATAATTAAATTGTCCGGAACATCTTCAGGGGCTGGCAGGTATTGCCGCTCTTGAGTCGGCAGCCAGTGCTTTGTGTCCGGTGTAAGTTTACAGATCTCTATAATTTTTTGCATATGTTCGCTGCTTTGTACATCTCCGGCGTCATGCCATCTAAACCATTTTTGGTTTTTAATTTTTGTTGCCATTGCTTCAACCCATTGCGGGTGATTGATAGCGTCCAGCCTTCTATATTGCGCTTCCCTGATTGCAGGGTATCTTGTATAATTTCCTTTTAATGCATAGCAGCCATAACACGGTGAAGTCTTAACCTTCCTGAGCTTCGAGCCGGTTTGACATGCCCACGCTGGCAGGCTGTAAGATAGGCCAGGCATCTTAGAGGTCTTTGTGAATGAGTCTGTTATCTTTAATGCTTCTTTAACTTTCATAATTTAATCCTTTATTATCCTATACACTAATTGCTTGAGCTTGTCAAGTCGCTTGTGGCTTGCTGCTTGAAGCTTGAGCCTTGACCCAAAACAAACAAACTAGACACAACCTCAAGTTGTACAACCTCAAGTTATATTATTAGCAGGACCATCCCAGTGAAGAGCCCGGTGACAATTGTTTACCGCCTAGGCAGGGCTCATATAAAATGGTCCAGCAAATAATGATCAGTCACTATGCTACGCGGGGGGTCATGGCGCTTCAGATTACATGACATACAGGATCCCTAGCACGTCCCCAGTGTTATAGTGTTTATCTTCACAGTCAATAATGACTGATCCCAGGCTACCGTCAAGCTCAACTGCGTACACCGGTCACATGAGGGTAGCCAGGGATCAGGCGTGGCAAGATAAGGTTGACGACCCGTAACCACGCTTTAATCCTACTTGCTTTTGTAGGTGCAAGTCCCCAGAATATTTATAGTTTTTAAAGTGCGATAAATATCCAAATGAGGCACTATTCATTTAAAATGGTATAGAGTCTTCTTCTTCAGTATCTATACAATTTAATTCATTGTTTATTTTTTCTACTTCTTCTGTTATCTTAACTTGCAACTCTACCAAAGCGAGTTTCTTCGCTTGTAGTATTAATCTTTCGTGTATTTGTTCTGTTTTATTTTTTGTAATCATGTCCCAAGTATAATAGGACAATGTGGCAGAATTAAGGCACATACAAAAATAAATATTTTTTTTTATCTTGACAATCCTAAATTATCCTATATAATAGGGGTGGGAGGTCGGGGATATAATATCCAAAGCACACTTAAAAAAACAATTTGACAAGATGTATGATATAGGATATATTAGGAGTATGTTTAACAAAACCGAAAGGCACAAATGCAAAAAGTAAGAATGAATACTGAACTACGAAACAAGTTGTTCAATAAAATAAAACACACTTTTGAGAATGAAGATACTCAAGAGCGAGAGGCATTTCTTCAAGCAAGGGAATATGTTGATGAGAGATATATCTTTGCAAGTGCGTTAGCAAAGGAAGTTGTTGAAAGAGCATATCCACCAGAAGATGTTGCAACACTCCGAACATTTAAAAAGAAATACGGAAACCCTTGTGATGTTGTAGCAAAAGATAAATGCTTTTACTTTGCACACAATGAAGATTTAGATGAGGACGGCGACGCAAAAGAAACTAAATCACATTTTGATTTTGGTTTGTTTGGTAATCTAAATGGTAG